CTCACCTCTAATAGTCATAGAGTTTGCACTTGCACTAACTACAGGTGTTGAGCCAATGGTTATGGTTGTTGCAGTGGACTTGCCTGTGATTGTGTCTAGGATTACTTCACTCATGTTCTTATCCTATTAACCTAACAGTAAATGATGAGTATCTTCCATTATTATCTAAATAAAGCTCACCTTGATTTAATCGCACCGAAATATAATCACTTGCAGCAAGTTCTACTAATGCGTGAGCATGAAGCTCAACATATTGAGTATCTACTGAATTATAACCATGATGCAAACTAACTGTTCCATTTTTCATTATTGTAAACTGTATGTTTGTTGATGCACTATTGTTTGCTAAAAACTGACACTCAGCAGCATAAATACCAGCAACTGGAGCAACAAATCTTCCTGTGCTTTCACTATAACAACTACCTTGATTAAGTAATATGCTATCAAATCTAACATCAACACCAGTTGAGGTATAGGGGTTACTACCGTCTTGTGCATTAGATGTAGTTAGTCGTGCCATACAACATGGAATTTTTGGCATGTTTACACGACCACCACTATCAATAGTCATCCCACTTGTACCATTTGTATGTTGTATGGTTTGTACTTTAAGTGTACTCACGATACCACCAACCTTCCACCACTATTGACCGTCAAAGTAACACCACTATCTATTGTAAATGTTCCAGTAACCTGTGCATTTTCTGTGGCTAGTATTGTTGTATTAGCAGTTAAGTTTTGTGCATTAGTTCTAAACAAACCGCCTGCTTTAAAGTTACCCTTGTTTTCTGCGGCTGGTGTGACTGTGCCAGTCTGTGGTGCTAAAAAGTTTACAAAGATATTTGCAGTTCCAGAACTAGGTGCGGCAGTAAATGTCAAAGTTGTGCCATCTGGTATGGTATATGCTGATGTATCTTGAACAACACCATCTACAGAAACAAGCACATCTTGTACTGAACTTACTGTTCTATTTAATGTAAATGTAGTATCTGAGTTATCGCCATTAAATCTTTGTACGGCAGTTGTAGCCTCAAAAGTTGTAACTGGTGACTTACCAACAAAAGGCATTATGTTATCTCCATTATTGATATGGTTATATCAGATGCTCCTGATGCAGTCAGTGTAAGTTCGTCAGTATCTTCTAATACAACTTTATTTCCAGCTAATAATTCAAGAGACGAACCTACAGGCACGGGTGCATTTTTAATTAAATGAACTGTGTTATTAGCACCACCATTAGTACCACTATGTGTTCTACTGGCTGTATCTGATACAAGTTTTACTGATACTGTAACTTGACTTGTTGTTGTGTTAGCTACCATAATTCCTAGTACTATTGTTGCAACAACAGATCCACCTGCAACATATATTTGCTCTTCGGCTGTTATATTTGTCGCAGTAACTACTTTAAATGTATTCGCCATGTTATCATCCTAACGCTATTGCTAATGCTGTTGCCTCATTCGCTGCATCTGTAGCACTTGTTGCACCTATATCAGATAGCACCTCTGATGCACTTCTGCTCTCTAAACCATTTGCAGTAAATCTTGCAAACTCATCATCTGCTACACTTGCACTATCTATCTTGACTGCGTTTGTATTTGATATACCAAAAGTTAATGAGGCTTGACCACCAATATCACTTAACACTTCAGATGCACTTCTGCCCTCTATTGATGTTCCAGCTACACGCAAAAAATCATCATCAGCTACACCTGATGTAAACACTGGTACATTTGTATTTGATATACCAGTAGCTGCGACTGCGGCTGTACCTAATCCTAATGTTGTTCTTTGAGCCGATGCGTCTGCATCATCAAGCAATGCTTTACCTGCTGCTGTTAAATCATATGTTGATGCCGTTCCAGATCCAGTAAATTGTATACCTTTATCTGCGGCTGATGTTAAACCAGCTAGTGCTTGTAACTCTGCATCCAATCTTGCATTTGCTACAGTTCCAGATAACTGTGAAGCATCTATAGTTTTATTTGTTAATGTTTGCGTTCCAGTATCAGAAACAAGAGTTGCGTCAGCATTTCCTATTGTGCTTCCACCGGGCAGAGTCAATGTATTAGTTGCTGATTGACCATGAGCTTGAGGAGATATAGTCTGTGCATGATTATTACTAACTTCACAATATAGTTTTAGTTGTCCAACAGCACCACTGTTACTTCTAAGCTCTATCACACCACCATTTACAGTAAGATCATCACCTATAGATAAATCTGCACCAAGTGTTGCATTACCACTAGCATCTAAAAATACTGACTTTGATGCTGGTATTGTACAAAATATAGTTTTTGTACCAGCACTAAAATTTACTGCGTTATCACTATTTGAGCTACTAATAACTGTAGTTCTAGCTATGGTGCTAGAGTCACTACTTAATGTGCCTAATCCAACTTCAAACTCTGATGTGCCGGGCAATGTAACTGCATAGTATGTAGTGTTATTATTTCCAACACCAGCAGCAAAAGTCTCAAATCCAGTAACTGCACCTGCTAGTGCAAATGGGTTAGTGCCACTTGTAGTTGTAGTTTCTTTTACTCTGTCATTTAATACCAATGCCATTATTTAAGCTCTATTGTTAAGTTATTTTGATTTATTCTAAATATATCACCACTTGCTATAACCTTACTTGCATCTAATGCTCCTATAAATAGTACATTTCCACCAGAGCCAACTACATCTAAACTAGCACTAGCTGCAGTTGTTATAAACACATGAGTTATTGTTTCCGTTGATCCAGTTGAAGGATCAAATTCTATATTAGCTCCATTTTTTATTGTTTGTGTATCAGCAGATTCTGCTGTTAATGTCCACCCAGAAGCTGGAACTTGCTTTCTGCCATATCCTGTAAACGTAGCTTCTGTTATAACTGGGTCTCCAGACTCACCTGTTGTATTATCAAAATTTGTTACATTTGTAGCTAATCCAACATATATACCATCTCCAGGTGAACTAAACGATGCTGCATTGTTTTTGAAAATAAAACTTAAAAGTCTATTTTCTAAGAAGGTGGTTGCTGCGTTTGCTGTTGCCATTTTTTACTCCTATGTTCTCGGTCTTGATGGTAGACCAACTCTATAACCATCTGTGTTTTCTCTTGCTTCTCCAAGATCTTTTACTCTTTCTAAGTATTGTGTGAACAGTCCATTATAGTTTTGTATCACATCTGGCTCACCTTTCATAAAAGTATAAGCCTCTACAAGAGATCCGTAAAGTAAAGCAAAAGGTGCGTTAGTGCTAACCCATGTTGTACCACTATCAGAACCTGCCGTTAAACTGGCTGGTCTGTAAAAATAATTTAATTGTATTGTATAATTACTATTTGGTGTAGGTGCTAGAATAAAGTTATCTTCATCAAACCTAGCATAATATTTTGGTAGTCCAGTTGTTGTTGAAGCTGGTGTGTATTCTCTTAGAAAATTTACGTCTTTCTGTAACAAGAAACTTTCAGATCCAGATGTAGTTATCTGCAAAGAAAATGATGCTAAATAATCAGAAGGCACTGTAAGAAAAGCATCTGATGATGTTAACGCACTTGTCACATTTTTTCTAAAATAATCTAGATCTACGCTTTTTAGTATTTTTTCTTCAGCGGCTTTTATAAAATTAGGTATATTACTCACAAAAGTTGATTCACTATTGTCCGTGTAGTCTTGAATTGCTGTTGTTAATGTCGCTTTTGTAAAACTCATTTATGTCCCCAATGTGACTGGGCCAGCAGTAACTCTACCACCACCACCTCTTATTCCACCTGTAGTCGCTGTGCCGCTACTAGCAGAAAAAGTATATGTATTATCATCTACTTTGGTTATAGCATAGCCAGATGAATTATTCAAAACAGTTGCTGTAAATCCATCAAAACCGATTGCATCTCTGAATCTAACAGTATCACTTGTTGATCTACCATGTGATGGTTCTATAACTGTAATCGTTGCACTACTGGCTGTAGATAGAAATGGATTAAGTCCTAAAAGATTCTCTACGGTCACTTCTGTTCTTCTATCTGGTCTTGGCTCAAACAAAGCTGTTGGATCTGGTCCGGGATAGTTTGGCTCTAACTGTGGATGTTTAGCTTCATACTCATCTCTACCAACTTTTAAACCATTCCATTCTTTTATCATATCACGCAAGCGATAACGAAAGCCTGATCTATCTGAATATCCCCATGCTTTTTTACCACTTGCATACCTAGCCATTTAGTACCTCAAGTAATCCATTCTTGGAGTTAACTTCAAAGGAGTGCTATTAGCATCTTCAGCCGCTGCTCTTTGAAACTCTTCTTCATATACAGCCTTCAATAATTGCACTCTCTCTGGTGCTCGTTTCATTGCTAAATAATAAGCAAGTCCCGCAACAGCACACGGTAAAAATCTAAAAGGTGCATCTGTTGTATTAACCAAAGCATCTGCATCTTGAATACGTCTTACATAATAATAAACAAGAGTGTAAGAAGTGTCTGGTGTAGACCACAAGGTTATCGTAGGTGTTACTTGTCTGTCAAAGAAATACTGGCTAGGTTGACCCGTAGCGGCTTTATTTGGAATTGTAAGATACTCACCTCTACTCATTTGAGTTAAGGTAAAATCAGTATTACTACTATTTCTGAGCACAACTTCTAGCAAGTCCACATGAGTAGCATCAAAGGTGTAAGTTGCCGTGCCAGAAGTAACAGCTTTAGTATCTTGCGTTACAGTCCACAAATTTAGTCCACGATTTGCCCAGTCAGCAAACATGAGATTCATAGAACGCCTAGCTGTTTTCGCATCATAGCCAGTTCTCATCTCCAAGCCACAACGCTCATACGCTTCTTCTATTATCTCACCTACATCTAGGTCAAAATCTCTTGAGTTTGAAGTTGCCATTTATGTTGTTGCCCTCATAGCTCTACCTTTTTTGACCGCAGTTTTCACTAGTTTTACCATGTTCTTCTTTTTATCGTCTGCCCTGTTGGTGCTATACTTCTTACCTTTATATGTAAAAGTTTTACCTGCACCTAATTTCTTTCTAGCCTGTGCAAAAGCTTGACCAAAAGATGTTGGTGTTTTCGATTTTACTACATTTGTTTTTTTAGATCTATTCGTATCAGCAAACTCACCTCTTCCAGTTATTTTCTTAGGTGCTCCAGAACCTTCTGGCTGTCTTTGAACCAGCTTTTTCTTCTTAGGTGCTCCAGAACCTTCTGGCTGTCTTTGAATTAACTTTTTCTTTTTAACCATTCCAGAACCTTCTGGCTGTCTTTGAATTAACTTTTTCTTCTTAGGTGCTCCAGAAC